GTTGACCTAGAAGACGCTCTTGATGACCTAAAAGCTGAATTTGAAAAAATGATGGCTGATAAAGGTGGCGAAGACGACATGGATGACATGGACGATGATGCCGCTGATATGGATATGGGTGATGAAGAGAAGGAAGATGAAGCAGTAATGCCAACTTCCGAACTTGGCGGTGAAGAACTTCCAGTAGAAGACATGGAGCCAGCATTTGAAGGCAAAAAGTCCCAAACTGAAGTTATGCGTGAATATGTGAACAAAGTTGCTACACCAAAAGGTGAAGACAACAAAGCTAAAAGCCCAGTAGCAAGTGCTAATAACATGGGTGGAACAGCTAGTAACATAGCACAAGGCGGCGAAGGCGATACAAAAGGTTCAGGACAAACTCCAAAAGAAGATTCTATGGGGAATGTAAATGTACCTGGTAACGCTAAAGCACCAGCATACAACAAAGCCAATGGCCACGGAGCTGAGAAAAAAGGCTCAGGCGAAACAGGTGCCGATACTAAATCACCTATCGGTAGCTAATTGAGGACTAAAGGTTAGATGTTAACTTTAACTGAAACACTATCATTCGACCAGGCAAAAATGGTCGTGGAGCATGCCGAAAATGAGTCAGGTGGTAAGGACTTGTACTTAAAAGGTATATGCATCCAAGGTGGTGTACGTAATGCTAATCAAAGAGTATATCCTGTTAATGAAATCGGTAGAGCTGTCAACACGCTCAACGATCAGATTAAAGGCGGATATAGTGTACTTGGTGAAGTAGATCATCCAGAAGGACTCAACATTAACCTGGATCGTGTATCACACATGATAACTGAAATGTGGATGGACGGACCAAATGGTTACGGAAAACTTAAAGTCATTCCAACCCCGATGGGACAACTAATTTCAACAATGATTAATAACGGCGTTAAGATTGGTGTTTCATCTAGGGGTTCTGGGAATGTAAAAGAAGACGGAAGCGGAGAAGTCAGCGAGTTTGAAATTATAACTGTTGACTGTGTCGCACAACCAAGTGCTCCGGGAGCTTATCCAACTCCCATTTATGAGCATTTGATGAATACAAAACATGGCTACAAGGCATTCAATTTGGCTCGCGAATTAAAAAGCGATGAAAAGGCACAAAAGTATCTAAAGGACTCATTGGTAAACATTATCAGTGGGCTCAGAAATTAGGAGAAACAAAATGTTAGATGCACTGAAAAATCTCTTCGAAAACAACGCAATTTCAGAAGAAATCAGAGCAGAAATCGAACAGGCTTGGAACGATAAGGTAAATGAAAACCGCTTACAGGCTACAGCAGAACTTCGTGAAGAGTTCGCTCAGAAGTATGAGCACGACAAGCAAACAATGGTAGAAGCTATTGATAAAATGCTTGAAGACAGACTAGGCGCGGAGATTACTGAGTTTGCGGACGATCGTCAAAAACTAGCTGAAGCAAGAGCAAAGTATGCGGTAGCAATGCGTGAAAACGCAGATCTATTAAAGACTTTTGTTATTGATCAACTAGGTAAAGAAGTAGGCGAATTGCACGAAGACCAGAAGGCTATGGCAGGTAAGTTCCAAAAACTTGAGGATTTCGTTGTTGATTCTTTATCAAAAGAAATCGCAGAGTTCTACGAAGACAAAAAAGACTTGGCAGAAACAAAAGTACGTTTAGTACGTGAAGCCAAATCCCATCTAGCTAAAGTTAAAGGCAAATTCATCAAGGATGCGACTACAGTTGTAGCAGAAACAGTTGAAAAAGGTCTCAAGAAAGAGATTGGACAACTTAAAGAAGATATTGATTCAGCTCGTAAAAATGACTTTGGTAGAAAGATTTTTGAATCTTTTGCTAATGAATATGCGAACAGTTATCTAAATGAGAAGTCAGAGACTGCTAAACTACTTAAAGTTGTTGACTTGAAGGACAAGCAATTAGCAGAAGCTAAAGTACAAGCTAGTGAGCAAAAAGCACTAGTTGAGTCTAAACAGCAAGAAATTGCTAAAGTTACTGATTCAGCTAAGAGAGCTCAAACCATTAGCGAACTTACTGCTCCTTTAAACAAGAAGCAAAAAGCAATTATGACAGATTTGCTGGAATCTGTACAGACGGACAGACTAAAGTCACAGTTTGACAAGTACATACCGAGCGTAATAGCAGGTGACACACCAGCGAAGGACACCAAGGCGACGTTAACAGAAGGCACAGAAGTTACAGGCAATAAAGAAAATAATGACATAGATGCAGGTTCGTCTAACACAGATAATGTGATAGACATTAGAAGACTTGCAGGATTAAACTAAGGAGAAAAACATGTCAGAACTACTAGAAAGTCGCTGGCAGGATACGAAAACTGCACTTCTAGAAGGCCTTGAAGGCAATAAAAAGTCAGTTATGGGTGTTACATTAGAGAACACTCGTAAGTACTTGGCTGAGGCCGCAACAGCAGGTGCATCTAGTGCAGGCAACGTTGCTACACTTAACAGAGTGATCCTTCCAGTAATAAGAAGGGTTATGCCTACGGTTATCGCTAACGAATTAGTTGGTGTACAACCTATGACAGGCCCTGTGGGACAAATCCACACACTAAGAGTAAGATATGCGGACAGTTTGACATCATCTGCAACAGCTACTACAGCAGGCGAAGAGGCATTAAGCCCATTCAAAATTGCTGAGGGCTATTCAGGTGCTGGCGATGCGACTACTTACAACGACAAAACAGCTAACACAACAGCTTCTTTAGAAGGTGTAGCTGGTAAGAGATTGTCAATTCAGATCTTGAAGCAAACAGTCGAAGCAAAAACCAGAAAGCTATCAGCTAGATGGACTTTTGAAGCGGCTCAAGATGCTCAAGCACAACAAGGTATTGATATCGAAGCAGAAATTATGGCGGCATTGGCGCAAGAAATTACTGCTGAAATTGACCAAGAGATTCTTTCATCTCTACGTACTTTGGCTGGAACAGCGACAGAAACTTACAACCAAGCGGCAGTTAGCGGTACAGCTACATTTGTTGGTGATGAACATGCGGCATTAGCAATTCAAATCAACAGAGTGGCAAACCTAATTGCGTCTAGAACAAGACGTGGCGCTGGTAACTATGCGGTGGTATCACCATTTACGTTAACATTGCTACAGTCTGCTACAACTTCAGCGTTCGCAAGAACAACTGAAGGTACTTTTGAAGCTCCAACTAACACTAAAATGGTTGGTACACTTAACGGTGCGATGAAAGTATACGTAGACGCTTACGCGGCGGATAGTACAGATGTATTGATTGGATACAAAGGTTCAAGTGAATCTGATGCTCCAGCATTCTACTGTCCATATATTCCGTTAATGTCAAGTGGCGTTGTATTAGATCCAAGTTCATTTGAGCCAGTAGTGTCATTTATGACAAGATATGGTTACATTGAACTATCTAATGTGGCATCATCACTTGGTAACGCGGCAGATTACTTAGGCAAAGTTGATATTTCAACTAACGTTGCTAACGTAAGCTTCAGCTAATACCAAAACGGCGAC